TGGCCGGCGGACAAACTGTATGCGCTGATAATCCGGTTGCCCGTGGTGGCGCTGCCACCACTTGGCACGCGATGCACCGTGATCGTGCGAGCCGCCACGTCCGTATTCGTGAAAATCACGGCTTTGATAATCACGGTCGTGTTTGCCGCTGCGGTCACGTAGGCAGCCGCCGAAGCGGTCAACGTGCCGGCGCCAAGGTTTGCGGGAGCAATTGTCGCCATGTGTCAGGCCACCATCAGTGAAATCATCATCGGGTCATTCTCAGGCACGCGCGGGATATCGCCGGCTGATACCGCCTGCCAGACGGCGCTTTCCGTTGACGGGACCGCAGCCACGTCACCCAGCGCCGCACCTAGCCATGCGGCAGGTTCCGGGTTGGATGCTGGTACCACGTCACCCAGCGCCGCACCCAGCCACGCGGGAGCCTCGGGGTTTGCTGGCGGCACCACGTCGCCTAGCGCCGCACCTAGCCACGCGGGAGCCTCGGGGTTCGCTGGTGTCATTACGTCGCCCAGCACCGCGCCCAGCCACGCGGCGGGCTCCGGGTTCGCGGCTGGCGTCACGTCAGACATTTTCAACGTTTCAACCACGTCATCGATGGTTGACGTAGCCGGCGCGCCGCCGGTTCGTTCCCAAATCGAGTAAAAGAACCGATACCACGCTGGCGTCATCACGCCGCTTCGCGGGTCCACGAACGCGGTCATGCGTTGCGGGACGCCTTGCCCTACGCCGCTCACTGCTCCGCCTCCGCCATTACAAAAGCCCCGTTCAACGCCGTGCGAACCGGCGCCGACCAGAACACCTCAAACACGCGATCCCGCGCCATCCCAAGCCGCTGATAGTGGATGGACTTGTAGAACTCGCCGGTTGCGCCAAAGTCGTCTTCAATCGGGTTGGACCACGTTTGCCCGCGCGTGTCGGAATACCGCAGATACAGCTTGGACGGCGCCACGTAGGACAACCCGTCATCCGCGCCGAGGAACACCGGGATTACGTCAGGCCCCAGCGCCGTATCCGCCACCACATCGGGACCAATCGCCGGGCCGCTTGGCACCGCAACGGTTGAGCCCACGTCGCGCCCAACTTCCATATCAACCAAGAACTGCTTGTAGAACACGCGCCCGCCTTCATGGCCCATGTGCGGGAAGCCCCGGCGGCGCAGGATCGGCGCGCCGTTGTCGGTGTAGAGGTTCAGGTCATACGCATACAGTTGACCCGTCTGCCAATCCTGCACCACGGTTTCGTTGTAAGCGTAGGCATGGGCAATCGCCCGGTGCCGATGTTCTCGCCCGTCTCCGTCAAGCCACATGCGCTCGTGCCACTGGCCGGAGACGATATCGAGACACCACGTCTTGTCGGCCGTGGGAAACGTCACTTGGTAGAACTGGTGGCCTTCCTGCTGGTAGGTAAAGCCAATCGCATCCGCAACGGTTGAGTATCCCGCCAGCGCCGTTTCGATGGCGTGAGTTGATACCCTCTTGGACTGGTAGCCTTGGCCGGTCACGATGACGCGCCCGCCCTGCTGATCCTCAGACACCCAGAACAAAGCATCGCCCATCTGCGCCACGCTGTATTTCGCCGCGCACCCGTGCTGGATAAACACGCCGTTCATGATCTCATACGGGAAGTTGGCCGCGGCGCTGTTGATCCAGACTTCCGAGGTCCGCTCGCCCAACAACCAGATTTCCCGATGCACGACAGCCGCCGTTGACAGCAAATCCGACGCGCCAATCTTAGTGGCGAACCAGAGCGGGTCAAAGGTCGTCGCGTTGCTATCCCCAACGTAGAATTGGCCCGTGTTGGGCTTGGAGAATACAAAATAGGTGTCCACAAAATCCACGCGGGGCGAGCCGTAGAACGACGGGTCAGCCACCGCCGCGAAGGCGTTTGTCGCCAGTTGCACCGTGTAGCCGCTGCCTTCGCCACCAACGACAAACAGCGTCGTCTGGTTATCGGCCATACCCACCGGCACCGTAAAGTCACCCGTCATCGTGCCTACGGAGGTCCATTCCCATGCGCTGTTGACGGTGTAGAGCGTGCGGCCAACGACGGCATACAGCGCGCCGTTGCTGGCCCTGTAGAGCCCCCTGCCCTGCCCCGCCGTAGGTGGCGACGACAGCGCCCGCAAGCCCGGCGTGGGGTAGTAGGTGAACGGCACGGGCGCGTCGTCGGGGTTCTGCTCGGCGTAGAGGTTAACCGACCGCTGGCACGACGCGATGACGCTGCGAGCAACGTAAGCGCCGGTTTTTAGGGCGACGCGCATTTAGGCAAACGCCCACGCGGGCGACGGTTGAACGCCTGCTCGCTGTAGGTTGCCCATCGACAATTCCCCGGTTCGTAATTGCCGTTCCCGTCGATGCGGTCCAACGTCAAGCCGGGCACAAACGATGGCCCCATATCCTGCCAGAACGCAGAGAAATCTTGCCATCTGTCGCAAACGACGATGCCGCGCCCACCGTAAAGAGAATACCCTTTGTGTTTCGGGTTGCTGCATCTTTGCCGCATACCATGCCAAACCACATATTGTGGGGTGCGTGCCATTCCATGTTTTGTGCGAAGTTGGCTGATCCGTGTTGATTTGGTACAGCCACACGAAACCGACTTCCCATTCACAAGCGACGAATACGCCACATCTCGCACGGTGCCGCAGTCGCACCGGCAATTCCATCTTGTTTGCCGGCAATTCTTGAACATTCTGCGCTCTCCAACCGCTTGCGCGGTCCAAAAGCCAAAACGCTGTCCCGTAAGGTCGTTCTTTGGTTTCATGAATAAGTTGTATCATCAACCTATTCTTTCATCAACGAAAATTGTCGCTATACACATTGTATCGACGCCCCGGCGTCGGGATGCCCATCGGCATCCGCGCCATCGGAACCTGAATGTTCGGCCCCCGCACCGCCCCCAGCGATGCCGCAGCAAGCCGGGCGATAGCGGCGCTTTCGCCTAGGCCATACATCGGACGCACCCGCACCGCGCCATTCCAGCGCATCGCGTTGATGTATGCCGGCGGAAAGGCAATGTCGGTCGTGAGGTCGGGGAAGTGTGCGAAAGGCTGCTTGAGGGTCAGATGCAGTTCGCCAATGCCTGACTGCGGCAAAGGCCACGGATAGAAGTTGCCCAGCGGATACGCGGCGTCATACCAATACCACGACGGCCAAGCGCCCTGAGACTTCAGGGCAATCCGGTTGTAATCCTCCCGCGATCCGATATCGCCCAACACATAGTCAACGTTGGGCGTCGAAATGGTCGAACGGAAGAACGCGGCTTGCACTTGATCGGGCCGCGTGGTGTCGATATCTCCACCCGGCCCGACAGTGTAGAATTGCGCGCCTGTGACCGGAACCGACACGTCAACGAGATGATAGACAAGCCACCGCTTTGTGGCCCATTCGTCCAGCATCATGTTCAACGTGTCGAGAACGTCGTTCAGGTCTTCGGCGCGCGGTGTCTGGCCAACGCCGTTGACCCCGGCATCGCGCAATATAAGCGTGATCAATCGGACCGGGGTCACGGCGCTAACTCAGTTCGACAAGATGCGGCAGGCGATTTCAGGCCGGATGGCCCGATAGCCGTAAAGCACCTCGATGCGACACGGGAACTGATCGTTGTTGATGTCGTAGGCGCGGACGACACGCATCGAGATACCCTCCTGCACCTTCCGGCCAGCAAAGTGGACGCCATCGGGAAGCGGCAGGTCGGCAGTCGCGAAGGCGAAGGCGTCCTTGTGGTAGACCACGCTCTGCTGCGTGGTGGCAGACGCAGTGCCGACGAACGTAATCGCCTGATTGTCCGCAGCGCCGTTGCTCACGTTCTGGTAGGGGCCAGTGGCCGTGATCGCCGGCGCAATCGAGATAGTGCCGGCGCCGCCCGCATACGCCGCAGTCACGACAAACTGCTGAAGGATGCCGGTGGACACCTTCGTTTCCGGATGCACGCGGAACACGCCAGCGATGGTGAACACATCACCCGCCGCCGCTGCGTTCGCGCCGGTATCCACAATCAGGCTCGCGCCCGTCTGTGCAACCGCCGCGTTCGTCAGATACGCGGCGTTGCGCGCGCCGAAAGTGAACGACGGGAGAAGGGTATTCTCGGCAAACTCGAAGCCGCCGGTCATACCCATCACGCCTTCCTCATACTGGCGCTTGATCTGTTGCGAGGACTGGAACAGGCCCTTGAGCGAGTCCACAAGATCCACATTCGACTGAGTGTCGATGCGGGCCATGTAGGTCTCTGCGGCTGGTGCCAGGTTGTCGCGCAGAATCTTGCGGCCACCCAGAACGTTGCGCAGGGTTTGCGCGCTGCCGGAGCCGTTGACGGTGTTGTACACGCTGGTGAGCATCGACATCGAATCCGCTTCGATGGAGGCGGCAAGCTGCGCCATCGCGGGTTCAAGCACCTGCTGCGAAAAGTCGAAGATGTTCAAGGCCAGCTGCTGCGAGTTGAACACGGTATGCACGCCGCGCTGGGTGGCAACGGTCAGGGTCGTGTTCGTTTCCTGCACGTCCTGAAGGTTGAGCGCCTGGCCGGTCGTGGTGGTGAACTTGTTGGGCAACCGGATGCGCAGGGTGCTACCGATCTTCGCGCCCTCGACAGCGAAAGAACTGTCGTAAGTGCGATTGATCGAACCGACGAAGTTCAACTTCTGGTGCAGAATCGCCAACGCCGCGTTGGTGATCTTGTCGACGTTAAGCAAAGTATTGGCCACAGGAGGCTCACTTTCGTGAATGCGCCGTCTTCACGACGGGGCGGGGGCGGCTTGCCTAGGGCCGCCTTTGAAGGGGATACGGCTACGCGGGCGCGCGCCTCAGCGCCGGGTTCGCCGCTGATCGTTGAACCATTTCGTCCAGGCTTCGGGGTTCTTGCTGGCGTCAGGTTCGCCCCCCACTTCGGCGCGCGCGGCGCTGATGGGGCTGATCGGCGGGGCGACACGGCTAATTGCCTTGGAAGCCGTCGCAGGCTTTGCAGCCATTCGCGCGACTTCCACGGCCATCCGGGCAGGCGACAAACGAGCAAGGCGCGAGGCTTCGTCCGGGTTCTTCCCAAGTTCGTAATAAACTCGGGCGCCGTCCTCTTTGCCTAGCGCAGTCACGGCTTCCAGAAGCGCGGGCGAAGGGCCGCCCAACATCTGGAAGTTAGACACAGCCTCTTGAAAATCGGGGAACCGGCTTTCGCCGTGGTCCGCGATCTCATTGCAAGCCGCGTTGAAGCGGTCTGCCTCTACTTGCTGCGCCGCGATGCGCTGCACTTCCGACGCTGGCACGTAGCCGGCGGGGATTTGCGGTGCGTCCTGCTGCTGCGGATACTGCTGGCCCTGCTGAATGGTGCGCAGATAGCCGGCAAGATGTTCCGCTTGTCGCCGTGCTTCATGCTTCTCCCGCGTCAGTTCGTCGATACGCTGCTGGAACCACGGCTTGCGCTTCGGTTCCTCTGGCGTTTCGGCCTGTTCTGCGGTGTCTGCCTGTTGCTCCTGCCCGGTGTCTGGAGCCGTATCGTTGGCGGGCTGAGGCACAGATTCGCCGGTATTCGGCGCGCCCTGCGTGGCGCTTTCCAGTGTTTCGCTCATGGGGTCCATGATGGTTGCGGCGCTTCACAGCGCGGCCAGTCGCCCGGATGCCCTCCGGTTGGGTTTAGTCTCTCACGCACGCAACACAAACCGCGTTGTCTCTCACAAAACGCGATTGGTGATCGTCAACGCTTGGCGAAAGCGGCTTTCGGCACCGCCAACTTGTTAAGCCGTGCGACGATGCCCGGCCCGTAATGCTGAACGGCCTTGGCGGTCAGGACGCCTTCGCCCTTGTCCATGGCCACGTAACCGTCATCGGGGCCGCGCGGGTCTGGCCCTTGCAGCCGGTTGGCCGTCACGATCCCGCCGCGATACATGCCAGCAAGGCCGGCCATCTGGCCGCCGAAATCGCCTTGCGGACCGCCGCCGATATCGCCACCGACAGCGTTCGTTTCCGGCCCGCCGCCGTCCTGCGCGCCAAGATCGCCCAACTGTTCCGACGATACCGCGCCAAGCGGCGCAGAACCGGACGTGGCGCCCATCTGAGCAGCAATATCGGCCTGCTGCTGGGCAAAGCCTGTGCCCGTTACATCGCCCGGCATCTGGCCTGCGGTGCTCATCTGCGGCCCGTCAAAGCCGCTGAAGCCAAGAGCCGACATGAACTGTCCGAACGTCGTGTTGCTTTGGGCAGGCGCCCCATACCCACCGCCGCCGCCCTCCGGCTGCGCAAAACCCTGCGCCATCCCCGTAGGCTGCGGCGCCAACAGGTTTGGCGTGGCGGGGGGCTGCGCCACAACCGCCGGGAGGTTTTCGTATTCTGGCGCCGCCTGCATGCGGGGCGCCCGCGTTGGCGCGGTGCCGCTGTTCATCCATACCGGGTATTGGCGGCCCGCTCTGGAGCGGTAGTCGTAGAAGCCGGGTGGTGCGCTAGCCATTTGGCATCCCTTCGGCCATCATCGGCGCCGGCTGCGGCAACATCGCCCGATCCGCCGCCGCGTGCTGCGCCATGAGCGGCATAATCGCCTCGCC